ATTGAATATAATCCAGAAGTTGAGGGAGATAGAGAAGCAAAGTACAGAGAGGCTGCTCAAGATGTTTTATTCTCTAAATCAAACAATACATGGCAACAATTCCTAGACAACACCTATGGCAAATGGAACACAGGAACAAGAACAAACTTTGAAAGTTTGCCAAGCAATGAAGAGTTGCAACAGCAGGAAACAAAGAGCATAGAAAATGAGCCAATAGTACAAATGTCTGAAAACAAAAAGACAAAAAAATTGGAAGATATTGCAAATAGCAGCATTGAAGATGTAAAACAAAGGCCTATGGAATACACGCAACGTAAAGACAAAAACACGTCAAATCAACGTAAATTCTTTGACAATGTTGAAACTTCAAACATCATAGCAGATGAAACAAAGAGTAGAATAAACCCTACAACATACGAGGTTAAGCACAATTTAGATACACTTGAAACAATGAGACAAAGACTAGATGAACGTGGCAATGACCTTATAGAAGATTGGAAACACAAGAGCAAAAACTTCAATGACAATGATGTAGCATTAGGAGCAATATTATTAGAGAGGTATCAACAACAAGGCGATTGGAATAGTGCAGCAAGAACAGCTGAAAAACTTGCAGATATGAGTACCGAAACAGCAAGAGCATTACAAATGTATTCTATATGGCAAAGATTAAGCCCAGAAACCATGCAAATATTTACACAAAAGCAATTAAATGAAGCATTTGAAGAAATGAAACAACGTAAAACTGGCAAATGGGTAGAAGCAAATAAGGATAAATTTAAGCTAACAGCTGAAGAATCACAGTTTATATATGATCAAGTTGAAAAAGCTTCACAAGCAATAGATGATGAAACAAAGCAACGTGAATTATCAAAGATAGAAAACATGATAAACAACAAGTTGCCACCTGAAAAAGGGCAAACTATAAAGGCGTTACGTAGAATAGCAATGTTATGCAACCCAAAAACACAGGTGAGAAACTTTGCAGGAAATGGATTAATAATACCAGTAAACGATGTTGCTGACCTTGTAGGAACAGTTATAGATAAAGCTGTTGCAAAAAAGACAGGAGTAAGAACAACAAGCGTACCTAATATAGCAACTAAAGCAAAAGGATTTGCTAAAGGAGTAGGGCAAGCTATAAAAGACTATAAAACAGGCACAAGAACAACTGCATCAGGCAACAAATATGAATTTGATATTGGTGCAAAGCCATTCAATGAAAATACAGGTTCTAAAATAAAAAATGCCATTGCAAGAGGGTTAAATGCCACAAATGATTTGTTAAGTGCTGTAATGAGTGGAGGAGATAGACCATTCTATGAAGCCGCATACCAAAATTCATTAGAAGGGCAAATGAAAGCCAATAATGTTACAAAACCTACGCAAGAAATGATTGATATTGCAGTAAATGAAGCTTTACAACGTACATGGAATGATGATAACAATTACACAAAGACAGTATTATCAATAAGAAAAGCTATGAACAACATTAACATCAAAGGCTTTGGACTTGGCGACTTAATTATTCCATTCGCAAAGACACCAGCAAACTTAACAAAAGCAATGGTAGAATATTCACCTGCTGGATTTATAGAATCAGTAATAGACTTCAATGATATGAGAAAAGCTATAAGCAGAGGTGAAATGACACCAATGCAACAAAAGAAGTTTGTTAATAGCACTTCAAAGGCAATAGCTGGTTCATTGTTATACTTAATAGCAGGCACTCTTGTAAAAGCAGGCAAGATAACAGGCTCTGCTGATGATGACAAAGATGTTAAAAACTTTGAACAAAATGTACTAGGAATACAACCATATTCAGTAAGAATAGGTGACAAGACATACACTTACAGCTGGGCTAACCCAATAAACGCACCATTAGCAATAATGGCCGATACTTATAAAATGAGTAAAGAAGATGCAAGCAAGTGGGATATATTGACAAACGCATTTAAAGTAGCAGGCGAAACATTGGTAGATAACTCATTCTTACAAGGGATAAAAGAGTTGTTTGGCAAAGATTCTATTTCAGAGGGCATAGTAGATGCGATAGAATCATTCCCAGAATCAATGATACCAACGTTCTTTTCACAAATAGCATCTTTGAATGACAAAACACAAAGACAAACATTTGAGTATCAAAACGATTTTCAAACAATAGCAAATAAAATCAAAAACAAATTACCTGGAGCTAGAAACACCTTAGCACCACAAGTAAATACATTTGGCGAAGAAATAGAGAACCAAAATAATGCGTTCAATGCTTTTCTAAGCCCTGCTAACGTAAGAGAAGCAAGAATAACAGATGAACAAAAAGCATTGTATGATGTGTACCAAGAAACAAAAGACAAGACTATCTTCCCAATGCAAGCACCTTATTACACGAATACTGATAACGGAGAGAAGCAGAACCTTACAACACAAGATAGAGCAACATATCAAAAAGCAAGCGGTCAGTATGTAAATGATGCCTACGAGGGCTTGTTTAACGATGAAGTCTTTAAGGATCTAAAGAACGAAGGCAAAGTAAAGATACTTCATGAGATAGCAACCGATGGGAACTTAAAAGGAAGAGAATCAGTAGGAGCAGTAAAAGAAGAAACAAACAGCAACTTAGATAAGCTAAACGAAAGAAACAAAGAGCTAGAGAAAGCAAATATCCCGCTTGCAGACTACTATATTGCATGGTACGCAAAGAATAACTTAGCACAAGGTAAAACCAATGATTCAAAGAAAAAAGCAATAAGAGATTATACAGACTTAACAGCGGATCAAGAAGAAGTACTATACGGAATATTTAACATTCAAGGTAAAAAGGGGGGCTAACAAGCTCCTCTTTTTAATAGAAAGGAGGAAACATGGCAATAAAAGAATTTCCTAAATCACTTTACAAAGGCAATAGTGTTAACTGCGTGCTAACAATAAAAGACACAGAAAATGGCAACGAAGATTACGTATTTCAAGTTGGCGATATTGTTAGAGTAGGGATAAAACAAACACTAGATGATGAAGATTACCAGCTATACAAAGAGTTCAACATTACAGAAACAGGCACACAGCTAGCATTACAATTTACTCCAGAAGAAACAGACAAGCTAACTGCAACAGAAGAAAAAGGAATACTAGAAGTAGAGCTTGTGTACAATGGTGGAGCTTCAATCAAAACAGTATATCAAGAGCCTATAAGACTAGAAGGGGTGGTAATCAATGAATGAATCAAACAACTTTGTTGGTTATATCACGAACACAGGCGTAGAGTTCAATGCTAGTATGTCAAGCGATGGCAAGATAGGACCTCCAGGGCCACAAGGACCTCAGGGCGAGCAAGGACCTCAAGGTAATCAAGGGCCACAAGGTGAACAAGGCGAACAAGGTGAGCAAGGCCCAGCAGGGCAAGATGGGTATACACCAATTAAAGGCACAGACTATTTTACTGCAGAAGATATAGCAAGTATGGAAAGCGATGTTATAGCTAGCATAGGAGCAACTATTGGATCATCAGTAGACCTTGAAATAGATTCTTCAACATACGTTATGACATTAAGCCTTAAAAATGGCAGCGGCACAACGATAAGCAGCGATAGTGTTGACTTGCCATTAGAGAGCGTAGTTGTTAGTGGTAGCTATGATAGTTCAACTAAAGAAGTAGTATTAACATTGCAAAATGGTAGCACAGTAAGATTTAGTGTAGCGGACTTAGTAAGTGGGCTACAAAGCGAAATTACAAGTAGCAATAAATTATCAAGTGATTTGGTAGATGATACTAATCACACAAATAAATTTGTAACTTCAAGTGAAAAAACCACCTGGAATGGGAAAGAAAATGCTTCAAACAAGAAAACATATATATCCGCTGCATCTACTGATACGGACTACCCAACTGCTAAAGCTGTTTATACAGCATTGCAAGGTGTTGGAAAAGGAAGCCTTACTTTATCAGGTGATGTGGTATTGTATGGGTTAGCAACTGGAACATATTACTTAGACAAGCCTGTAAATGTGTATGCAACTTCTGGAGGAACCTTATTATATTCACACCCATCAAGTAGTAGAACAAATTATCTCGCAACAATGATAGTAGTAAATTATAGCAGTAGCAACAATTATGGAAGGACTTGTTATATTTTCCCTGCAAGAAAAGGCTCTAAAATCTTAGTTGCCAACACATCTTATACCACGGCAGCAACAGAAATAGATTTAGAAGCAATATCTACAACAGCCTTTACAGGCACAGATGGGACATCAGCAGGTGCATCAGGGTTAGTACCAGCACCAGCGACAAGCGATGCTGACAAATACTTAAAAAGTGATGGAACATGGGCTACTGTGCAAGGTGGCGCAACTAATAACTATTCAACAACAGAGCAAGTAGTGGGAACATGGATTGATGGGAAACCAATGTATAGGATAGTATATGAGTTTACATTTTCAATATCAAATACAACTGGGGAAGGAACTGCAGATTTAACAAGTTTAAATATTGACACGCTGTGCAAAGTAGATGGAGCTTCAAAAACAACTGACCAAAGTAATAACACATATTTGCGTGATATGACACACGTATATGCCTATGCCAGCACAGCAGTAGCCGAATTTGGTGCTATGCACATAGTCAACAATATACTTAAATACAGATACAGAGGCGTGCGTTTGCACAAAGTATATATTATATTAACCTACACAAAAACAACCGACACAGCTACACGTTCTCTAAATCTGACTAAATCAGCAATTATAGAAGAAACAACAGAAACCAAAGAAACAACAGAGCAACAAGCTGAAAAAGAGACAAGTGGGGATGTACTTGATATTGAAGAAAATAGAGGTGATGAAAGATGAGCAATAGAACCTATGACTTATTAAAGAATTTATGCCTAATAGTAATCCCACTAATAGCTTTTATAAGCACACTATGTGGGATATGGAACGTACCATATACTGAACAAATTACAGGTACGTTAGTAGCACTAGAAACATTTTTAGGGGCAATAGTTAAGATAGCAAACACAAACTACAACAAGGCAAAAGAAGAAGAACTTGCGAAAGCGAGGGAAATAAATGGTCAAAATAAACAGGAAGATAACGAAGGTTAACCGTACTGAAATGGTAGGCAAGCAAAATTTGTGGATAATAATACACTACGTTGGTGGAGTATCTACAGCCCTTGCCAATGCTTCATACTTTGAAAATGTAAATAGGCAAGCATCCGCCAACTACTTTGTAGATGAAAAGTCAATTTGGCAAGTAGTAGAGGACAAAGATGCCGCTTGGCATATTGGAGCAAAAAAATATTACAACTCTGCAAGGAACAACAACTCAATAGGAATTGAAATGTGCTGCAAAAAAACTAAGGATGGTGTTTGGTACTTTGAACCAGAAACAATAAAAAACACGATTGAATTAACAAGATATTTGGCAAAGAAGTACAACATACCAAAGGAAAGAATTTGCAGGCATTATGACTGCACACTAAAGAAATGCCCTGAACCATTTGTTAGAAATAACAAGGCATGGCAAGATTTTCTAAAAGAGGTGAGCAAAGTGGAAGAACTTAGTATCAATGAAAAGTTAGAAAAAATCAAAGAATACTATGGATTTGATGACAACACAGGAAACTACCTATTGTACTACCGCTACAATGTAGCATTGATAGACAAGCTATATAACAAGATTAAATAAGAGCTGGGGTAATACAGTTCTTTTTTTATACCCTAAAGAAAGGAGTGATAAAGATGGAAGAAACACCAGTAACAGAAGTTGAAGAAGTAGCAGAAGGACTTGACCTTCATGAACTTTATGCAAAGAAAACAGAAGAAATGAAAGAGAAATACCACGCTGCTATCTATGCTATTGGAATGAAACAAGGCGTAGATATGGGCGTAGCATTTGATATGCTTAAAGCTGTTGCAAGGGGAGCTAACTATGCAGAAGGCATTGACCTAAACTTAGATGAGTTAAAAGCTGACTATGCCGAGCTTGCTGAAATATCAGAGCAAATCGTAAATGCTGAGAACTAATTTAATGCGGCAAGCTCAAACTTGCCGCTTCTTTTTTTGAAGAGGTGCTATCATGAACGAGCAAGAACTTATAAAACTAAAATCCGACTGCGAAGTCTATAAAAGCAAGGTAGATAAACTAGAAATAGAACACTCTGAGCTAACAGAGAGAGTAGGCAAGCTAGAAGCTAAAAGCGAAAAAACCGACTTCCAATATGAACAAATAATGAAAATGTTAGACAAGCTCACAGAAACAACTATCCCTGAATTAAGCAAAGAAATTCAGGCATTGAAAAATAAGCCTGTTGAACGATATAATGCTGTTGTAATGACAATAATAACAACAGTTGTGGGAACAATTATAGGTTTTGTCTTTGGTAAACTGTTTACATAAATATTGAACAACGGAAAAAAGGATGCTATAATATTTTCAAGGAGGTTTATATTAGAAGGAGGGGATTATTATGGATAACATGAAAGATTTACAAGACATCGTTGCAAAAGTACAAAAAGTAGATGACGGAGTAAATAGCCTTATAGTGCCATTACTAAAAGACACCATTGCAGATAGTAATAGACACAACAAGAGACTATTTGTTAGCAACATGGCGTTAGTCTTAGCAATGCTAATTATATCTATATCATCAATGGTACTTGTAGCAATACAAAATAAACAATATGCAGACTTTTTAAGCCAATTTGAATTTGAAGAAACAGTTTATCAAGAGACAAGCGATAACTCTAACATTAATAGTGGTATTAATATAACGAAGTAGGTGATAATAAATGGCTGCAAAGCAAGGAATTACACGAACCATAGAAAATCCAAATGCTAGATATAAAGTAAATTATATACGTTATAGAATTTACAACAATGATGGAACATACAAATACGGAAAGAAAAAAGTAATAACGAGGAATGCCAATGAGTGAACTGACAAAGAAGATAAATCAATTCTTTAAATTTGCCACAAGAAAAGAAGTACAGGAGCTTAAAGGCAAGATATATATCACTGAACGTTTGGAGCGAGTCTTTACGATGTTTTATATAGAAAAGAAGAGCATAAATTATATTGCAGATGAAACAGGATTTTGCGAAAGAACAGTCAAAAAAGATTTAGAATTATTACGAACATTAATTAATAAAGTATTGTAAGAGCTAGGTGTTTTGACCTAGCTCTATTTTTTTGCCTTTTTTATGCCCTTTTTGTGCATTTAATGTATTTTAAAACTGCTAACATATAATCAGAAAGGAGATTAAAAAGTGGAAAATTGTATGCAGGAGGACCCTTCAAGGAAATACAATCTTTTTAGTCTCTCTTTGATTTTTAAAAGGAGTGATAACAATGCCATACAACTATTATAACAATTACGCATACCCATACTACCAAAGGCCACAAGAACCATACCAACCATTGCAGAGGATCACAAGCCTACAAGGCAAGACCGTAGATAATATGGAAGTGGTAAAAGCTATTGATATACCACTAGATGGAAGCACAAGCTACTTCCCACTTGCAGATGGTACAGCAATACTTAGCAAGCAATTACAACAGGATGGAACAAGCAGGATCATAATCTACCGACCTGAAGGCCAAAAACAAGTCAAGTATGTTACAGAAACTGACTTAGATGATATTAAAGAGGAAATAAAGGCCTTAAAAAAGAAGATAGAAGGTGAAGCCCATGATACCAATGCAGCTAATTAAAAATTATATGACTGGTGGATTAACCCCAAAAGGAATAGTAAAAAACATGGCAAAAAACAACCCTATTTTTAATAATCTAATAGACATGGCAGAAAAAGGCGACAACAAAGGTGTGGAAACATTTGCTAGGAATTATCTAAAAGAACGTGGGTTAGACTACGATAAAGAAATGGCAAACATGAAGAAAACACTTAATATTCAATAGATATAAATTTGTTGCAACAATTTATATAAAAATCAAAAAGGAGGAGAAAAAATGAACGATTACGGAAACGGATTATCTGCAAGCGATGTAGCATTACTTACAGGTAGAAACAACAATGGCGGATTTGGCGACAATTCTGGCTGGTGGATTATTTTATTGCTTATTGCACTTGGTGGCTATGGCGGATTTGGTGGAGCCTATGGCGGTGGCTATGGCATGATGGGTAACTACTTCAACAATGACTTTGCATGGCTATCTAACGGACAAAAAGAAATAATGCAGAATACAAACAACGGATTTGACACACTTCATTTAAGCAACCAAGTAGAAGGAGTAAGAGATGGAATCGCTGGATTAAGCACTCAATTATGTGGCAGCACAGCCGATATAACAGCAGCTATTACAAACGGATTCTATGGTGCAGAAATATCTGCTAACAACAGACAAATGGCTGATATGCAACAAAACTACAACAACCAAATCTCAACTTTGCAAGGCTTCAACACACTAAATTCAAGCCTAAATCAATGTTGCTGCGAGAACAGACTAGCAACTTGCCAAACACAGAACATTGTACAAAACGAAGGAAATGCTACAAGATTTGCTGATGCAAACAATACAAGAGACATTATCACTAATGCTACTTCTAACACACAAGCGATACTTGATAAGCTATGTCAATTAGAACTAGATGGTGTAAAAGCTCAAGTAGAGGCTAAGAATGACCGCATACAAGAATTGAACAGACAGCTTCAAATGAAAGATTTGCAAGCTAGTCAAACAGCACAAAACGCATTTATCCAACAAGGATTTACAAACGAGATTGATGCGATGTATAACCGCCTAGCCACATGCCCTATAAACACTATTCCGGTCTATGGAAATCAAAGAATTTTCACATGCAACAATAACAATGGATGTGGTTGCGGAAATGCAAACTTATTTTAATATTTAGCATTGCTCTGATTACAGAGAACTCTTACGAGAACTTGCTAAACAAGGGATAGGCAAGTAGTCTATCCCTTTTATTTTATAGAAAGGAATGATGAAAAGTGATTGAAACAATAATTAACGAGCCAAAAGTCTTAACTAGCAATAGTTCTGCGGTTGTTTTTGATGGAATAGGCTCATTATCTAAGAATACCCCATGTTGCAATGGTGGATGGCTAAACTACCAAAACGGTTCGCCTTTGTTCAAAATATTAGAAAATAATTACAATGGAAGATACAGAGCTATTTTTAGTGCAACAGTTAGTTCGGCTACCGCACGGAACGATTGCTTTTGGATTGTTTGAGGATCGGAATTTTGATTCCTGATACATTGCGAGCTGTTACACTTGCTGCAGCAGATGATTTAGCAACGATATCGTTTTCAAGAGATTTGCCAATTTGTCCTAGAAGCTCAACTACTATAACTGTTCAAAGTGTTCCAGTAGTGCCAACACCAACTGATCCTGCAACACCTATTGTTACAGAAATACCTATTATTTTTGCAGGTAGTTTTAAACTTGGCAGACCATAGGAGGTGCCACTATGGATGATGAGGTAAAATGCAAAGTCTTAGAAGAAGTTGAAAATCAAATAAAGCTTATTAAAGAAGAAGGTGTAAAACCTGATAATGTTGAGTATTTATATAAACTAGTAGATATTCATAAAGATATAAAAAATGAAGATTATTGGAAAGTAAAGGAGGAAAAATACAATGATGAGATACAACGGATATAATGATGGCTATGGAGAATATGGTGCAAGAAGAAGAGATAGTAGAGGGCGTTTTATGGGCGATTATGGAAGAAGAGGCGTACCTGGAAGCGGCAGGGGAAGATACAGAGGATATGGCTACCTAGATGACATGGCTGAACAATATGGAAACTATAATGCGTACTCTGGAGAATACGGGGCTGAACAAGAAGGCACAAAAGCACTAGAACATATGTTAAAGTCAGTTCATCAATTTATTAAAATGCTAAAAGAAGAAGCTGGAAGCCCTGAAGAGCAAGAGATTATACAAGAGTATGTTGAAAAATTAGGGGAAATGTAGAATGATATACTACAATGCCAACATATTTGGCTACAATATAGAGGACTGCACCATACGTGCTGTAAGCGTAGCAGAAGGGATAAGTTGGGATAGAGCTTATAGAAAACTAAGTGACTATGCTAGAAAACGTGGCTTAATGCTATCTAGTGTAGAAAGTATAGAGCAATATTTAGATGATAAATATGAAAGAATCTGCGTGTCTGACATGACAGTTGGAGAGTTCGCATCAGAGAACCCAGAAGGCATATTTTTAGTGACTATGCAAGGTCACATTACTTGTATCGTTGATGGCTACATCGTGGACTCATTCGATTGTCGGCGATAGAGACATGATTTGTGCATGGTATGTAAAAGACTAGGTTAATTCCTAGTCTTTTTTATTTTCATCTTCTTTATAAGTTAAAATCCATCCGCCTAGCCAGAAACCAATGAAACCACCTATATAAATGTTATTTAAGTAAGTTTGTGTAAGCTTTGCACAATCCCACCAAAAGGTAAGAAAGCCTATGACTGGCAGAGCATTATAACACCATTTACGAAAACTTTGCATATAAATCCCCCCCCTAAGAAAATTATACCATTATATTGACAAAATGTTAAAACATTGTAATATTTAATAGTTCAAGGGAGGGAAAAGACATGAGACTTAACGAATACTCACATTGCCATAAGCGAATCAGGTTATTGTGCTTCCAATTAGCCCAATTAACAGGCATGAGTTTAGCGACAGATTTAAGTAAAGATTTTCAAGAAATAAAATTTCAAAACGAATTAAGCTACATTGTTATAGATTTTAAAAACGAAGTGATTTTTTCAATGAGCTACCATCTGGCAAACATAGAGCTAGACACCGCCCAAGATATACTATTGTATTGCAGTTGGCTATATACAGGTGAGCAAATAGAGAACAGAATGCGTGGCTAATATTACATTTATGTTACAAATTTCAAAATCTATAGACAAAGAGAAAAAGATATTATAAATTAAAGCCAGAAACGTAAACGATGTTTCTTTTTATTTTAATTCACATAATTGCACAAAATGTAAGGTTTGAGCAATAAATGTGAATAAAAGAGTAGAGGAGAAGCTATCACGTTACGTGATGGCTTTTTTTTTATGCAAAGGAGGGATAAAAAATGAAAGATCCATTTGATTTGCTACCTTGGGTAGGGTTAGCAATGCTTTTAGCAGTAACAATATTAGCAGATATTCAACTACATACATTATAGGAGGTACAAAAGATGAATGCAAGTATTAGAGGAATTTTATTTGTTAAGGCAGACAGAATTATGGAACGAGTAAGGAAAGCAAGAACTATTATTACAGGAAATGTTACACATGAAACATTAGATGACTTTGTTAAGACAATAGAAGTTATCGTAAATAGTGAACTTACAGATAAAGGAGTGGAGAAAAAGTGGAAGAACTAATCCCAGAAATTAGAGAACTAAAGGAATGCCTTAAAACAGGATTTTATGAAAGGGCATATGAACTAGCACAAAACATTGATGATGAGCTTACAACAATGAGCATAAAAAAAGCTAGTCAAGAGCCACCACGCTTTGACTAACTATGGTAAATAAAAATATTTAATTTAGAGGTTAACTCTATAAACATATTATACCATAAAAAATTAAAAGCAATATTAAATAAAAATAACAAGGAAGGTAAATAAAAATGAATGACTTAAAAGAGAGAATTGCCGATGTCATAGAGGACTGGCGATACCAAAAAATTGGCGGAATAGAAGTAGATAACGATACAGACTTTGCAATACACAAAGAGGTGCAAAGATGTATAAAAGGAATATGCAACGATTTAGAAGAACTAGATGCAACAATAGACAATTATATTGAAACAATGGAATATCCTAGCGACTACGAGAATGACCTAGATGAAGATAATAGAACAAGAGCTAGAGAATTAACGTATGGAGGTTAGGACATGAATATATACGAAAAACTATCAGAAATACAACACGAACTTAAAGCACCAAAAGGCCAATACAATAGTTTTGGCAAATACAAATACAGAAGCTGTGAAGATATTTTAGAGGCTGTTAAGCCAATTTGTTACAAAAACAAAGCAACCTTAGTGATAAGCGATGAGATATTAAATGCTGGAGATAGATTCTACATTAAAGCAACTGCAACATTATATGACCAAGAAAGCACCGATAAAATAGTTAATACCGCATACGCAAGAGAAAGCTTAGAAAAGAAGGGCATGGATGATAGCCAAATTACAGGCACAGCTTCAAGCTATGCTAGAAAATACGCACTAAATGGTTTATTCAACATTGATGATACAAAAGATGCAGATACAGATGAATACACAGGAAGGCAAGCCATAGATAGCATCAAAGTACAGGCACTAGAAAAGGCTATAAAGAACAAAAGCATTTCAAATGATAAAGTTACCGAGGTACTTAAAAAATTCAATTATAAGTCAATTACGGACATTTCAGTAGCAGATTACATGAATGTTTGTAACGCATTCAAGGAGGCTTAATTAATGGATCTATTAAATGAGCTATGGAAAATTAATGAACTCTTAACAAAAGCTTTAGAACAATACAAGCAAAGAGGCAAAGAATACGCAAAAGCATATAGAGATTACAGAGTACTACTAGCTCAGGAATTACTAAGGCTAAAAGCAGATGGTATGCCAGTAACGATAGCATACGATATTGCTAGAGGCACAGAAGAAGTCGCTAAGGCTAAAGAACAAGAGATAATTTCAGAGAGCTTGTACAACTCATGCCAAGAAGCAATAAACACCTATAAATTGCAAATAAAGATACTACAAGAGCAAATCAATAAAGAATATTTTGCGGAGAAATAAATATGGAATTGTGGAAACCAATAAAAAAGTATGAAGGATTATATGAAATTAGCAACATGGGAAAAATAAGAAGAGTAAGGTTTACAAATAACATTGTTAGCAAAGAAAAAATATATGAGTTAAAACCACAAAAACATAATAATCGGCTATTTGCATATAGTTTTATGGAAAAACGGAAAGCCAAAGGGGTTCTTAATACATAGACTTGTTGCAGAAACCTTTGTAGACAACCCAAAACAATTAAAAGAAATCAATCATATCAATCAAGACAAGACAGACAACAAAGCAACAAATTTAGAATGGTGCGACAGAAGATATAATGTAAGATACTCCCAAGCCAAATCTGTTTTGATGATTGATAAAGAAACAAAACAAGTACTAAAAGAATTTAATTCTATTATTGATGCCGAAAAATATTTTAAAGCAAAGTCCAGAGGGTCAATAACAAAATGTTGCCAATACAAAAGCAAATATGCTTATGGATATATCTGGAGATACAAAAACAAGGAGTGGGAGAATGTACAAGGTAAGTAAAAGCACGTATGAAAAAGTCATGAAAGCTTGTCATGAGCAATGTGTACTGTGTGGCAGGACATATCCGTTGCAACTTCATCATGTAATGCGGAAGAGGCAAATATTTAACTGATGATCCAACGAACTGCGTAATGCTGTGTATGAACTGCCACCTGTACATTGTACACCAGAACCAAAAGAAATACAGACCGATACTTTTAGAAATATGCAAAAGATTATACGAGAAAGAGGACTAAAAATGATAAATGATGGATACGCAGTATGCTCTAATGCGTGGGCAATAGACAAAGACATTAAAAATGAACTAGGTTTGCTATTGATAATCTCAAGCTTATGTGCTGACAAAGGTTATTGCTGGGCAACTAATGAGTACTTGTCGAATTTATTTGGAGAAACAACAGACAGCATTTCAAGAAAAGTAAAAAAACTGGAAGAAAAAGGATATGTAAAAGTCGACTATGAACGTAAAGGAACACAAATTACAAAACGTGTAATCGCCATCGACAAAATTGTCGGTGGTGACATTCACCATCGACAAAATTATCAATCGACCATCGACCAAAATGTCGAAGAGAATAATACAAATATTAAAAATATTTATTATTATTTTATAAATAAAATAATAAAAGAAAAATCAAATTTTTCTGGAAAAGAATTTGAAATTGTAAACCAAGCTTATATGTGGGCGATGAAACAACCTGAATTTAATCAATTAAGCCCTAAGGAACAAACAAATATCAAAATGGATATTTATGGGAGGTACGAATGATAACTTACGAAACAAGACACGATTCACACGAAAAAGTGAACAAAGAAAAAAGATATATGCAAATTAAAGACATATTAGGCGACAACGAAATGACTGCTAGAGAAGTCGCTATTGAGTTGTTTAAGCGAGGCTATACTACAACAACGGATAGAAATTCAGCTGCACCTCGCTTGACAGAGCTAGTAGATAAATGCGAAGTAGAAATCGCTGGGAAAAAATTTGATGAGCAAACAGGCAGAAACGTGGCAACATATAAGATTATTGCCAAGCAATTAAGTATGTTTGCGGTATAGGAGAACCGATGATAAAAATATTAGAATTATTTGCAGGCATAGGAGCTTGTAGCACAGCACTAGATAGGCTAGGAATAGAACACGAGATAGTAGATGCAGTTGAAATTGATAAATATGCTATGGCAAGCTTTAATGCAATACATGGCACTAACTTTGAGCCACAAGATATTACAATATGGGATAAAGACATAGAGTGCGATTTAATAATGCACGGAAGCCCTTGCCAAGACTTCTCTATTGCAGGACAACAAGCCGGTGGCGATGAACGGAAGCGGTACAAGGTCAAGCTTAATGTATGAAACTATCAGAATCGTTGGCAAATTGAAACCTAAATATGTTATTTGGGAAAACGTTAAGAACTTGCTAAGCAAGAAACACAGACACAATTTTGACAATTACTTAGACAAAATGTCTGAGCTAGGGTATAGAAGCTATTATCAAGTGCTAAATGCAAAAGACTATGGTATCCCACAAAACAGAGAAAGAGTATTCACGATTAGCATACGAAAAGATATTGATTTCTTTCATGAGTTTCACTTCCCAGAGAAAGAAGAACTAAAGTTAAGGCTGAAAGATATGTTAGAGAATCAAGTTGACGAGAAATATTATCTGTCTGACAAAATAATAAAATTTTACAAGAAGAATGAAGAAGAACAGAAAGCAAAAGGTAATGGTTTTACTTTTGGAGTAAGTGATGGCAATAAGATAGCTAGAGCCATTACAACAAGGGCAGGGAGCAGAATGGATGATAACTTTATTCAACAAGTTGGAATTTTAGACATAAAAGGGCAAGACTGCATAAAACGAGTATACTCCGATGACGGATTAAGCCCAACATTAACAGATATGCAAGGAGGGAATAGACAACCCAAAATTATGATTAAAAGCAACACAAAACAAGGATACGATATAGCAAAAGATGGCGATAGCATTAATTTGCAACAACCTGATAGCAAAACTAGGCGAGGGAGAGTAGGACACGGAGTTAGTCAAACACTTCAAACAACAAACACTATTGGTGTGGTAACAACAAGTGAACCTTTTATCGTAGCAAGCAGAGGCAGAAACCCTGAAAACCTAAGTTCAAGAGAGCCTGGCATACATACCGAACAAAGATTAGAACCAAACACAAGAGGCATAACAAATACAATCACAAGTGTGCAGAAAGATAACTATGTGGCAACACCAGAGAAAAGCGACTTGCGAATAAGAAAACTGACACCAAAAGAATGTTACCGACTGATGCGGATTTCATGATGAAGAATTTGAAAGAGCAGAAAAAGTAAACAGCAACAGCCAATTATATAAGCAAGCAGGTAACTCTATTGTAGTGAATGTGCTTGAGAAAATACTAAAGAATTTACTACTTGATTAAAAATGGAGGAGCGCAAATGCTAGATGAGGACAACTGCAGATATTTACACAAAGGCAGAATAATAAGTCTATCCAAAAGAGAAACAAGGATGCTATATTTCTTAATCTATTGCAAAGATAACGTTGCATTGTACGAGCCATTAGTAGAGTTCGTATTTAACCAAAAATATGACAAGCACAACCACAATTGTATGCTCGTTATGATATTTAAACTAAGACAAAAAATGCAAGGAATTATAGAGATAAAGAACTGCTATGCGAAAGGCTGGAAAATAAAATACATAGGAGGATAAAAATGTTTGTTGATATATATAACACAGACAAGAAGTACAACATCATCTATGCTGATCCACCATGGCGTTATAAAGTATGGTCTAAAAAAGGCCAAGGCAGAAGTGCAGAAAGCCATTACAAAACAATGGAACAGCAAAGCCTTGATAATCTAGGGGGGGTAATTCAAAACATCTCAGAGAAAGACTGTATTTTATTTATGTGGGTTACGTTTCCTTGCTTGTTGCAAGGTTTAGAACTACTAAAAACATGGGGCTTTACATACAAAACTTGTGGCTTTTGTTGGATAAAGACCAACAGAATAAGCGGCACTCCTTTTTGGGGGATGGGTTACTGGACCAGGGCCAATGCAGAAGTATGTTTGATAGCAACAAAGGGTGATGTAAGAAGGGCGAGCAAAAAAGTGCATCAAGTAATAATGTCGCCAATAGAAGAACACTCCAAGAAACCTGACATTGTAAGAGACAAGATAGTTGAACTTGTAGGCGACTTGCCAAGAATAGAACTGTTTGCAAGACAACACGCAGAAGGTTGGGATTGCTGGCGGTGATGAGTGTTGATATATGGATATGCAAGAGTAAGCACAAAAGAACAGAACCTAGACCGACAACTTGTAGAACTTCAAAAGTATACCGACAAAATTTATGCTGACAAAATGTCTGGGAAAGACTTTGAACGTACAGAGTACCAAAAGCTAATGAGAAAACTAAAAAAAGATGATGTGCTAGTTATAAAGTCAATAGACAGGCTAGGTAGAAACTATGACTTGATCCTGGAACAATGGCGAATAATAACACACGAAAAAGAAGCAAATATTAAGGTGCTAGATATACCACTATTAGATACTACTAAAAATGATGGATTAACAGGCAAGCTCATAAGCGACCTTGTACTACAAATATTGAGCTATGTTGCTGAAAATGAGAGAACCAATATCAGGCAAAGACAAGCCGAAGGAATACGAATTGCTAAAGCTAAAGGAGTAAAATTCGGTAGACCTTTAGAAGATAGGACAAATCTTGATTCTTTAATACAGCGAAAGCTACAAGGCGAAATTCAATATTGGGATAACGTAGTTGAACTTTCTGGGTTATCAAGGGGAACAGTATTTAGAAGATTAAGGGAGTTGAAAAAATGAAAGCAGATGAAATATTTAACAAGCTGGGGTTTAAAAAGCTGGAATGGAAAGATGAAAAAGGAAATATTAACACAGTAACATATTCAAAGGCTGATAGACACATTGCAATTTATGTTCAAAATCCAGTTTTAACGAAAGTTGAAAATAGATTTGAAAAAGTTAAACCAACAGAAAAAGAAGATGAGGCAATCAGACTAAAAATAAAGGAGATAACAAATGAAAATTGTGATTCCTCTGCTTTGCAGAAGTAAAAAGAACAGCGAAGAAATTGTTGTTAATCAAAAGACAATGAAGCCAATGATAATACAAAGCAAATATTACCGCCAATTTGAACGAGATTGTGGCTATTTTTTAAAAAGATATGCAAAACATATAAACACACCAGTAAACCTAAAATGCACGTTCTACGTACCAGATAAACGCAAACGAGACCTAACAAATTTAGAAAACGCTATTGCAGACATCATGATTAAATATGGCGTTATAGAAGATGACAACTACAACATTGTAGGTGGTTGGGATGGCAGCAGGATAATTTACGAAAAAGGTAGAGAAGAAACGATTATAGAGATAAAGGAGCTAATATGCTAGATGAAGAAAATGGAATGTTTTATTTAAATGGCAAGACTATACAACTAAGCAACTTGGAAACAGCACTATTTGGCTATTTGATAAAACACAAAAATAAAATAGTATCATACAAAGAAGCAGCAGAAAGAATTTACCAAAAGTACAACAGAAAAACAAAAAGTAATGTAGTTATGCTAGCTTACAGGATCAATAAAAAAATAGGACAGAAGATAATAAAAGCGAGAAACCAATTAGGTTATAAACTTGTATGGGAGGTAAAAAAGAATGGAAAAAGGAAAAGTAAAATGGTTTAATGCAGCAAAAGGGTTTGGATTCATAGAAAGAGAAAATGGCCCAGATGTATTTGTGCATTTTCAAAATATAGAAATGGATGGTTTCAAAACACTAGAAGAAGGAGAAAAAGTTGTGTTTGAAGTAGAAGAAACAAAGCAAGGGGAAGCTGCTAGGCACGTACAAATTGTAAATTGGGAGGACTAAAATGTCTGCTAAAGATGAACTAAAGATATACCAAAGCAAGGTAAAAGAAGTTGATAGAACAATTAAAGAGTACGAAAAGTTTATGACACGTGCTACAAAAATGACTGCTGTAATGTCTGAGATGACTTCAAGGTCTAATCTACCATCAGACAAGGTGGGAGACAATGCAACCAAAATGGCTGATTTAGCAAAAGAGTACGAGAGCAGATGGCATGAAGCAGAGCTAACACGAATTAAGCTTGTAGATGAGATAAACAAAGTAGAGGGTGTATTAAGTGATATACTATACGATTTATACATAGAAGGGCTGAGCTTAGAACAAACAGCCCAGGATATACACTATTCATACGAAAGAACAGCACATCTGCATGGTATTGCCTTGCAGGTGTTTGAAAGGAGAGATGAGAATGCTAATAATGAACAGAAATAGAAATGCACTTGTAAATTTAGAAAGGGCAAACGGAATCTATATTGATCCTTGGGATGATGATTCTGAAAGAAAAACAAGCGAAATATATGCAGCTTTTGGTGTAATGTACCCTGAAGATATTTGTACACTAGGTGTGTATGAAACAGGACGAGCAAAGGAGATACTAAAAGAAATAGCTGAAAAACAAGGAATAAGCACATATTATATGCCAGAGGAGTGAGAAGATGACTAATGCAGATATACAAGTAGGAGAGTTTGTTAGAACAATAGAAGGCTATATAGCAAAGTGTATTAAAAAAGACAAGTATGTTTTGGATTTTGATGGCTATGTTAGGACAGATTATGGCGAGCCTTGGGATTTCTTGTATCCAAATGAAAATAATATAATAAAACACTCGTTTAACCTAATAGACCTAATAGAAGTAGGCGACTATGTGAATGGACTAAAAGTATATGATATTGAAAAATCAGAAAACATAGTTACAAAAAAGGATTGTATAGCAATCAATATGCAAAATTTAGGTGCAACTATTCTTTATGAAAAATCTGTAAAAACAATCGTAACAAAAGAGCAATATAAATCTATGGAATATAAGGTAGGTGAAGAAGATGAGCAAATGTAGTAAAAAATGTAATAAACTTTGCGAAAAAATACAAAGCATAAGTGGACTAGATGATAGTTACATATATGGTAAGTTGGCACAATTAGAATATTGTGTTGATAACATAGTAAATGCAATAAATATTTATGCAAATGAAAGCTCATTAAATGGTGTTAGTGATAATGTAAGGAAGTGGTTTGAAGATGACTAACGCAGAGAAATATTTAAAAGAGGGAGTAGATATAAAACAATTTCTAAAAGAAGTACAGGACTTGTTTGGGAAAGAAGTACCACTTGTTGATGAAACTATCAATGATTGGTTGCATGATACTTGTAAGCCTACACTAACAGAAGATGAAAGAGTTATTTTGAGAAATATAAATAAGAAATATAGATTTATTAGCAGAGAGGAAGAAAATTTATTTGTTGAGGATAATCAAATTGATATAGAGTGTATTTCACCATTTAATCATTTATTCCAATTCATAAAAGAACGGAGAAGAATACTCTATTGAGGAGCTTTTGAAAGGAGAATAAAGATGACAAAAAACAATGAAGATTTTTTAGAAGGGCTGCTTAAAGCTGGTGGAATATCAAAAGGCGGTTTTACAAAAACAGAAGAAGAAGAACTAACACAATTATTAAAAAGTTATAAAGAATTAAAACAATATTATGCTGAGCAAAACGAAGTCAACAAGCAATATATCCATAAAAAAGATGTTATTGATAGCCTTTTATCTTTTGTTGGAGAACTAAAACACGATAATATGTATAGCGATACTGGAGCAGAGGCAAGAGATTTAGCCATACAATTTCTTATGGATTTTATTATAAAGTTGCTCTAAAACGGAGAAGAATATAGTATAGAGGAGTTATTAAATGAGCAAAGATGAAGTTATAACAATATTATGGAATATGAGAGCAGACACAATTAAAGCAAATGAATGTGGACTTGCAACCAAGGGAGAGTTTAACAAGGAAATAGAAGCACTAGATTATGTAATAGAGGAGTTGTTAAAATGATAGAAAAGGTAAAGATGGAAGATAAAGGAAAAACATTTTGTTTGGAAGAATTGATAATAGCAATGTCTAAAAAGCAAGATGAGATTATAGACAAAGTAAACGAGATAGAGAGGTTATTAAACGCAAATAACGAATAAAATGCACGTTAAATAAAATAAGGTGCAAGTGTGCAAGTTAGTGTGTAAGTTAGGAGATGAGAAATAATGGAAAGAACAAACATATACATTAACAGGAGACCTGATCCAGATGGCAACAGACACGAATTTGTTAGCTATGACTATGGAGATTATTCTTTCAGGAAAGAGTGGTATATGAACTGGGAAAACGAGTATGTTATGGGCTTAACATTATTCAAAAATGGCAAAGAGATATTTCATGCAGGAACTGCAAACGAAGAACAGTCTGATGACGAGTTGATAAAGTTTGTAGAAGATTTTAGAAAGAGATTACCACAAATTTTGGCGGATGAAGAAACAAATGAAGAAAATTGGCAAAAAACTATGCAAAAATCGTGAACTTGCGCAGATAAATGCACAAAAGTTGCACAGAATTGATACGAAATGTAGCTAAATGTGGTGGTGGAATAGGTAGACACTCTTAAAACCCTCTGCGACCAGAAACGTAAATATGACAAGGAGAGCTGTTGTGGGTTATCTGAAGGCTCTTATGCGAGGTGCAAATCCTCGCCCACATATTTTATTAAAGATAGCAAAAAATAGCAAGACTTAGCAAAGTCAAGTGTGCTAGTATGCTATTGTAAGAAATTATAATTATATGCTTAATTATAATTGTATCGTTAAAAAGGTCTTAACCAAACCAAGGCATTTATTAAGTCCTCCAAACTATAATAAATAATAACGCAAGAAAAGAGACTACTGGAAAGTCTCTTTTTTTGTTGGGAGAAAAATATATGATACCTAAAATTATCCATTACGTATGGCTAGGAAAAGGCCAAAAGTCTGAAAAAATACAAAAATGTATGGCAAGCTGGAAAGAACAGATGCCAGACTGGGAAATAAAAGAATGGAACGAAGATAACTTTGACATTAACTACAATGATTTTACACGCCAAAGCTATGAAAAAGGGATGTATGCCTTTACATCTGATGTTGTTAGACTATATGCGTTATATCATGAAGGTGGCATATACCTTGATACAGATGTGTTTATGTACAAACCGCTTGATACCTTCATGAATGATCCAGCATTCACAGGGTTTGAAGATGTTGACTATCCAGTAACAGCAACAATGGGAGCAGAAAAAGGCAACCCTGTTATAAAGCTAATGCTTGATTACTACAACTGCATAGACTTTAAAACATACCCAAACTGGCAAGATTATATAATAAACCAAGAGACAAACACTTGCATAATGTCTAACATCTTAGGAATGCTAGGAATAGACAGAAAGGCATTTAACTACAAGCAAGAGATTAAGAACTTTGTAATATATCCGCAAAGTTATTTCTTTACCAAAGATGAGGGCTACACATGGCACTCGTTTACAGGGAGCTGGGGCTAATGATTAACCAATTTGATTATTGTATGCGAAGAAAATGCAAAAACTGTGTATTAGATGGCGAATGCCAATTACTTAACTTTACTTGGCAAAACAGACTATTATGGCATCCATTTGAAAACCTACCACAAATACTAAAAGAGAAGGGTATGAAATATGACAATAACTCACGATAATATAATCTACATGAATGACATTCCATGTATAGGCGGAACAACCACCTTTGTTTTAGAAATGGCAAAGAAATATAAAGACAGAGACATAGCTGTTGTATATAAAACAGCAGACAGAGAGATCCTAAACAAGCTCGCACCATACTGCCCTGCATACAGGATAACCGAAGAAGATAGAATAAAATGCAAAGTAATGATAATAAACTATGATTCTAGTATCTGCAACCAAGTTGAAGAAGGCAAAATATACATGGTATTCCATGGCGATTACTCACACGAAGCCTACACAGTATACCCAGAACTCAATGAACGTATTGATGGCTACATAGCCATTACGGATCATATCAAGAAGGTAGTAAAAGAAAAGTTTGGGGTAACAGCCAAAAAATCATACAACCCACTAACAGTTAACAAAGACAAGCCAATAGTATTACTTAGTGCTACGAGACTATCAGAGATTAAGGGCAGAGACCGCATGATTAAGCTTGCAGAAGCACTAGACAACGCAAAAGTGAACTACATTTGGTACGTATACACTAATGATGAGAGAACAACCAACAATCCTAATGTAATAATAATGAAACCTAGAACGGATATTGAACGTATTATTAACACAGCCGACTATGTAGTACAGCTTAGCGACACAGAAGCATTAAGCTATACAATAAATGAGGCTTTATATAGAGACATACCAGTAATAGTTACTCCGTTACCTTACTTAGAAGAAATAGGTGTTAGAGACGGTGAAAACTGTTACATAGTTAACTTTGACTGCAGCAATGTAGATGAAGTGGCAAAGAAGATAGAGAAAAAACCTAAGTTTAAGTTTGAAAAGCTAAAAGATAGTTATGACACCATCTTAGCCAAAGGCAAAAGCAAATACCAAGAAGAATTAAAAACAATGCATCAGGTAGAATGCACAGTATCAGATTTCTATGACCTAGAACAAAAAACACTAAGGAGCAAACATGACATCTGGTTTACTAATAAGCTAAGAGCAGACCATTTAGTTAGTTTAGGACTGGTAAAGATAATATGAATGACTATGTTACAAAAGAAGAATTAGAACAGATTGAAAAAAGACTTATGAGAGCATACAACGAATTATGCAAAATACAAAAAATACTTAAACAAAAAGGGGAAAATGAAGATGGAAGAAAACGAGAAGATTAAGTTTGATTTTGATGACTTTGATAAAGAATGGAATGAGTGTTTAACAGATGTAGATGAAGATATCAAGGCAAAGATAAGCGATGAGGATAGAGAATTTGCTAGAGGCTTTTATTATGCTCTAAGCCAATTAGACATTATGATAGAAAATGTTATTGATGATGTAACGGATGATGACTCTAACAAGCTACTAGAAATAAAAAAAGAAATCTTAGAAACAGCAGGCGAACGCCTAAAAGAATATATGGGTGGAGAATTTGAAGAAACTATAACTTGGCTAATAGAAAAATACTAAAACAAAAAGGAAGTGATGACAATGGCGAAAGGACACGAAAACCTAGTCCCACTAAATAAACGTTCAAAGGAAGTTCAAAGGGCTATACAGGAGAAGGGCAGACAAGCAAACAAAGAGAAATGCCAAAAAAGAAAGACACTTAGAGAAGAGCTGTTGTCATTGTTAGAAAAAGGCGACACGCAAAGCAGAATAAGCCTAGCACAATTAGAAAAAGCACTTGCAGGAGATACAAAAGCATTTGAAGTGATAAGAGACACTATTGGTGAAAAACCTACCGAAAAAGTAGAGAATAGTGGCACACAAACACTAGATATAAGTATTAAGGTGATGGAATGAACCTAGACATACAAATAAGCAAAAAACAAAAAGCCTTCATGGATTCTACTGCTGATGAAACACTATTTGGTGGTGCTGCTGGTGGCGGAAAGTCTGAAGGCCAACTACTAGATGCTGAGATATACGCATTAAAATACCCAGGAAGCAAACAGCTTATACTAAGGCGTACATTCCCAGAGCTTGAAAAGTCGCTTATAAGGAGACATTTACAAATCTATCCTAGAGAGCTTTACACATACAACTCAAGTAACCACACAGGCAAGTTCATAAATGGCTCAATAATAGACTTTAGTTATTGCGACAATGAGAAAGATGTATACAAGTACCAATCAGCCGAGTACGATGTTATAAGGTTTGATGAGTTAACACACTTTTCAGAAGAGATGTATGTATACCTGTTATCACGTATAAGAGGTGCAAACAACTTCCCAAAGATGGCAAAGAGTTCTACCAACCCTGGAGGCATAGGCCACACATGGGTTAAAGAACGTTTTATAGACATAGGCGAGCCTAACGTAGTACACCAAGTAGGCAAGACAACAAGAGTGTTTATACCGAGCAAGGTACAAGACAACCGCTTCTTATTAGATGCAGATCCTGAATACCTTAACAGACTTGAAAACTTATCAGACAAAGACAAGCGAATGCTACTATATGGAGACTGGGATATATTTGAGGGGCAATACTTCAACGAGTTCAACAGAGACATACACGTTATTGATCCATTTGTTATACCAGAGCATTGGAAAAGATATGTAGCATTTGACTATGGGCTTGATATGTTTGCTTGCTTATGGATAGCAAGAGACACACAAGGCAAGGCATACGTATATAAAGAGATACACGAGCCTAACCTAATCATATCAGAAGCGGCAAAAAGATACCTAGAAATGAATGGCGATGACAAGATAGAGTACATATATGCTCCAAGAGATTTATGGAACAGAAGGCAAGAAACAGGCAAAAGTGTAGCAGATATATTTTACGAGCATGGTGTAGACTTAACCAAGACATCAGTAGACAGAGTTGATGGATGGCTAGCAACAAAAGAATGGCTAAAAGTGATAGAGACACGTAACGAAGAAACAGGCGAACAAAAGAAAGACAGCAACCTAAAGATATTCAGGAACGTAGAACACTTAATAAAATACTTACCTCAGGTGCAGATAGATGAGAAGAATCCAAGCGATGTGGCAACCGAGCCACACTACTTAACTCATATATGCGATGCCTTGAGGTATTTTTGTGTCAACTTTACAAATCCAGCAACAGAGCCAAAGGATGAAGAAGAAACATATAAAGAAGAACGCAGAGCAAGGAACTTACGAAACTATATTAATTATGGGGTGGAATAGATGGAAACAATACTAATCATATTGCTAATATACCTAATATTTAGGGATGTATTTAAAGAGGATATTGAGAGCTTTAGATACAGAAAAGAACGCAAAGCTGATGACAAGGAAGCAAAACGCAGAGAAGAGTTTAAAGAAGAGTTTGACAAAATGATGGAATACAATGTTGACAAGGCAATACAAAGCAGAAGGAGTGAAACGGATGGAAAGTAGAGAACTATGGCAGAAGTATGAAAAAGGCGTAGCATACAACGGACAGTTTAGACCTAACAAAAACTACTATGAAGCAATAAAAGTATGGAACAGTTTTTACAATGGCGACCAATGGTTAGGCCTAGAGGGCGACCAAAAGCTACCACACCCAACGTTCAACATCATAAAGAGAATCATAGAGTTTTTAGTAGCATCGTTAACAAGCTCAAACATAGCAGTAAACATAGAGCCACTAGAGAACATGGCTTTAGAGAACACACAAGAGCATAATGTGGCCGACTTCTTGAACGCAGAAGTAAAGAACGTGTTTGAAAAGACCAACTTTGAATACAAGGTAAAAAAGATCCTAACCGATGGAGCAATAACAGGAGACCTATGCTTTCATACAATATTTAATCCAAAGAAAAAAGCATACAGAGGCCAAGACATATATGGCGAAATAGAGATAGAGATTATAGATGCTACAAACGTGTTATTTGGCAATCCTAACATAAAAGATGTTGAGAAGCAACCTTACATTATCGTAGTAGGAAGAGACTTAGTTAAGAACCTACAAGCAGAGGCAAAGAGCAAAGAAGAGATACGCCAAGATAATGAAACACAGTATCAGTCAAGTGAATATGCTGATACAGAGATAGAAGGCGATGATGAAGGCAAAGCACTATATATCATTTACTACTACAAGAAGAATGACAAGATTTATGCTACAAAAACAACAAAAGATGTAATCATATACCAAGATGTAGACATGAACACAACACGTTACCCAATAGCATTTGACAACTTTTACAGGCAAAAAGGCACATACCATGGCAGAGGTGTAGTGGAAAGTGTATGCCCTAACCAGATAGCAATAAATAAGCTGTTTGCGATGGCAATTTACCACCAAATGATGACAGCCTTCCCACCAATGCTAGTAGATAAAGACATGGTAGACACAATAAACAACGAAGTAGGAAGCACAATAGAATTACATGGCCTAAAAACAAGTGGCAGAAGCTTTAGAGATGTAGCAGGCTACTTAGAACCAGCAAACATGAGTGAATGGATCATCAAGATAATAGACCTATGCTTCCAGTACACAAAAGAGTGCTTAGGAGTAAGCGATGCTTCACTAGGGCAGATTAACCCAACAAACACAAGTGCTATTATTGCAGTACAAAAGAGTACAGCAGTACCACTAGCAAATATAAAAGACAACCTATACAGCCTAGTAGAGCAAGAGGTATTGATTCTAATAGACATGATGGCAAACAAGTATGGCATAAGACCAGTTGTAATGGATGATGGTGAAGGAAACAGACAACTAATTAGCTTTGACTTTTCAACATTACAAAACATGGACTTAAAGACAAGCATAGATGTAGGTGAGACATCATACTGGAGTGAAATATCAACAATGCAAACACTAGACAACTTACTAGCCAACGAAAGAATTGACTTCTTACAATACTTAGAGAGAATACCAAACGAGATTATACCAAAGAAAGCAGAGCTAATATCTACATTAAAAGAGCAAATGCAAATACAGGAAGCACAACAAGGCCAACCACAAGTAGCAAACAATGATGCAATGTATGAGCAGATGGCTCAATACATGGATACATTACCAATGGAACAACAAGCACAAATAAGAAACATGGCTCCTGAACAACAGGAGAACTATTTATTAAACTTAATGCAACAATAGGTATATAACGAGAACACCTTAAATCTTTAGGCAACTAGAGATATTGGGGTGTTCTTTTTATATAAATTTTTAGCTGCCTACCATAGCAGCGACCAGCCAACCATAGCTGGAGAAGGAGCAAATATGAATGATGATGAGATGATGCTATTAGATGATGAGGATTTAGCACAAGACACACCAGTTGAGGCTAATGAGACAGCACCTAAAGCAGAGGAACAAAAACCTGAAGTAGACCAACCAAAGGCAGAAGATCCTCAAGATGATGATAAGAAATTTCTTGACTACTTAAACAAGAAAGGACTTATCAAGTTCAATGGCGAGAGTGTTGAAGTTAAGGATATCAACGATTTGGTAAGCAATTATCAAAAAGGTCTTAACTATGACAGACTAACTCAAAAAGAAAATACTGTAATGGATTATATCAAGGAAAAAGCTAGCAGCCTTAATATAAGCCCTGAAGAGTATATCGGAAGAGTTAAGAGCTATGAAGAACAAAAGAAAAAGGAAGCCCAAGAAGCGGACATCCAAAGGTATGTAAACAATGGCTTATCCGAAGAAATTGCAAGGGATATCGTACAAACCAAACTTGCAAGGGAAGAACTAGAGAAAGAAAAAGCTGAATACCAAAAACGTATTGCTGAGGATGAGAAAAAACAAAAAGAAGATGCTGAGTATGTTGAGTTCATAAAGACACACCCAGAGGTTAAAGTTGATGAAATCCCACAAGAAGTTTTTGAGTTATCCAGAGAAATAGGAATAAATGCTGCTTACAACCAATACGAGAACAAAATATTAAGAGAAAAACTAAAACAACTGGAACAAGCACAACAAAACGTATCAAGCTCACCTGTTTCACTAACCACAGATGGAAGTGCAACAGAGCAACAGAGCAAGGATGCGTTTTTTATGGGCTTTGATTCCGAATAAAAGAAAGGAATGATTAATTATGGCAAGCAATTTAGCACAAAAATATTCACCAAAAGTAGATGAGAGATTTGCTTCTGAATCATATACAGAAGGAATTGGATTTAATAAAGATTATAACTGGGATGGTGTTGCTACACTTACTGTGTATGACATCCCAACAGTAGCATTAGGCGACTACACAAAGAGTGGTACATCAAGATATGGTGTATTATCTGACCTAGAAGATAATAAAACTGATTACACTATCTCAAGAGACAGAGCATTCACTTATGGTATTGATGAAGGCGATTCAAGAAGCCAAATGGATATCAAGAAAAAAGAAGGCAGAAGCCTAGCAAGAGAGATTAGAGAAGTTATTACTCCTGAAATTGATAAATACAGACTAAATAAGATGCACAATATGACTATTGAGACATCTCAAAAAGTATCAGGAAGCGGACTAAGTGCAGATAATGCTTATTCTAAATTCTTAGATATGAATAAGTATCTAGATGAAGCACAAGTACCAACAACAGGAAGAGTCGCATTTGTTAACCCAACAATGTACAACTACTTAAAACAAGATGACACCTTCATAAAGCAAGGCGATGCATCTCAAAAAATGTTACAAAGAGGTGTTGTTGGCGAGTTAGATGGCGTTAAGATTATTAAAGTACCATCAACATACTTCCCAACAGGAGCAAGTGCAATACTTATTCATCCAAAAGCAATGGTATCTCCATTCAAGCTAAAAGACTATGTTACACACGTTAACCCAATGGGATATAACGGAACAGTAGTAGAAGGAAGAATCATGTATGATGCATTCATTCTAAAATCAAAGAAAAAAGCTGTTGCATCAATTTCAACAGCAACAGTAAGTGCTTAGTTAATGAAGATTCTTTGACTGGAAGGATTAAGGGGAGAGAAATCTCCCCTCTTTTTATGAAAGGTGGTTAAAACAAAATGACTTGTCAAGAAATATACGATATTACGATGGCTCTAATGGATGAGATGCTAGATAACGGTGCAGTAGACTATAACTCAACAAAAGACTACACAGCACGTACACCAGGAATATTAACAATACTGCAAACACAGATTGTAATGTATTTCAAATCCAGAGGAATAGACATAGACACATTAGAGAGACTAACAACAATGGAAGATACAGTAGAGCTAGATGATGATATATGTATGGGTGTACTTCCTTATGGGCTTGCTGCAAGGCTATTAGGGCAAGAAGATACACAGATGTCATCTTATTTTAGTCAACTTTATAATGATGGATTAGCAAAAGCTGCAGAAAGCTCAGATGATAAACCTAAGGGCGTTCAGTTATCTGGCAACAATATATATGGATTATTTGAGGCAGGTGATTAGAAGTGGCATATATGATTACTGATGGCAGACCATCAATAACAAGTATCAACAACTTCTTAGGTTTAAACCAAAACGAGACTGGTGAAACACAGTTAAAACTAGGCGAAGCTTCAAGAATGAAGAACTTTAGGATTACTAAAGACTACAAGCTAGACAAAATGTACGGATATAAAGAGCTGTATGATCCTGATGCAAGAGTACGAGCAAACTGGGTAGGAAATCTAAACGGTACAGACATGAATATTTACATCGCAGGTGGCAAGGCATACAGAGATGGCACACAAATAGGAACACTAGAAGATGCCACAACATCAATATACGAGTTTAACAAGTTGTTGTTTGTGATAAATGGGGTATCAAGGTACACATATGATGGGACAACATGGCAAAAGCTTGTTGATAATCCCAATAATAATGGTTCTGCCGCAGGCTATGTACCTACTATAAAAATATCATGCACACCAGCAGGTGTTGGGGAAGATTACGAACCAATTAACCTATTAACAAATTACAGAAAAGTTAGCTTTAGTGCTGATGGCACAGCTGCTACATTTAAGCTCCCAGAGACTGGCATTCGTATCCATACAGGTCATGTATGGGTAAATGGAGCATCAGTTACAGGCTGCACATTTAATTCCGAAAATGGAACCGTAACATTACCAAATGTACCAGCACAAGGAACAGATAATGTATTAGTTCAATACTTAAAGCTAGATGTTGAACCATCACTAGCAGAGAATATTACAAAAAATATGTACTATCAAAAATATGGACTTGCAAACGATACAAGGGTGTTTCTATATGGCAATCCTGATGCAAAAAATAGGATTTATTTTAGTGATATAGGCAATGGCACACCAAGAATAACATACTTCCCAGCGACAAACTTTATAGATGTAGGAAGCTCAAACACAGCAGTAACAGACATTTCAAGGCAATATGATAGGTTGATAATCTCAAAAGAAGATGAAACATACTACATGACCTACGAGCCTATAACGGATTCTGAAGGCAATACAATAATAACCTTTCCTGTATATCCGTTAAACAAATCACATGGAATGATAGCAAAATCTCAAGGCCAATTACTAGATAACTATGTAACAACAATAGACCGCTATGGAATAGTGCAATGGGTATCAACCAATACCAAGGATGAGAGAAACGCAAGCATTGTATCAACAAGAGTAAATGAGTGGCTAGTAAGTAAGGATTTAACGAAGGCTGTAACACTAGACTACGAAGAAGATAAAGAATACTGGCTAGCAGTAGATAACCAAGTAATGATATACAACTACGCAAACAGTACGTTTTATATGCTGGATCTACCAGACAATGTAAGAACCTTAACAAGCTATGAAGGGCTAATTTACATGGGTACTGACACAGGTTTAATGCAATTTGACAAGAACATGACAACATATAAGACAGAAGCAATAGATTCAGAGTGGCAAGGCGGATTTTATGACTTTGAAGCGGAATACAAGCGTAAAACAATGCGTATTTTATGGATAGCATTAAAGCCTTATGTAAGAACAGCTTTGAGTGTTAACTATATAACTGACAGAAACACAGGCACAACGGATAAAGAGATAGAACAAAACATATTCTCATATCCATACTGGAACTATGTAGAATTTTCATACCAGACAAACAACACCGTAAAACCTTACAAGATAAAGCTAAAAGCAAAGAAATTTGCATTCTTAAAACTAATATTAAAGAATAACAACCTGTACAGTAAGCTAACAGTAGATTCAATATCTATTCAAAAAGCTTATGGCGGATTTGTTAAGTAGGAGGTAAAACATGGGATTTACAAGGTCAACAACCACAACCAATGTGCATTCAACCCTAGGCGACTATCCAAGCGTAGATGATGGATTAACGCCAGAACAATTAAAAGCTAGATTTGATGCACCTGCAACAGGCCTAAAAGGGGATATAAACACTCTAGAAACAGAACTAGAAGCAACAACAGCAGCTGCGAACTTAGGAGCAGGCGAAATGTTTACAGGCGACACAAGTGGGGAAAATATACAAGCAAAGTTAGCAAAGCTTCATGATGAAATTGAAGCTGCTGCACTAGGCGAGATACCAGACAACACAATAACCGAGGCAAAATTAACGAGTTCATACTCAAGCACACTAGCAAAAAAGAATGGTCAAGTACAAACAGGTCTAAACTCTGAAAAACTAGGTGGCAAAACACTAGCAACAATAGAAAGTGAGAGAACAGCCGCAATAAACGCAGCAAAAACAGAAATAATATCAAGACAAAGCCCAGCAGATACAGAATATACCATTGCATTAACAACATCATATACCACGTATACTAAAACGTTTACAGCAAAAAGTAGATTTATGCTATTAACAGCAGAAACAAGCAATTCAAAGGCTATGGCTATTGTTGATTGCAGAAAGAATAATTTTACATTTGTAAATACTAACAGAGGCGGAACATTAAGAATAGACACAAAAACAACCGAATTTTTAATAAATGCAACTGGTGGATATGAAGTTAGATTTAGAAACATAAGTTACTCTAACCAAGTTCTAACAATGGATATATATGGCAGGCGTTCAAGCGATACAACTGATAGTGTAACAGTAACCTGTATGGCCTTAGATGGCTTATTACCATAGAAAGAGGTGAAATAGATGGCATCTTTATTAGAAGCGATAACAACTACTGCAAAAGCAGTAAGCGATACGATTAAAAAGAAAAAAGAAGAGAACAAAGAAACAAGTGGAGGCTCATCAACAGGTGCTACACAAACTGCAAGCGAAGCAGCCGCTTCAGGGAACTTTGAAACACCATTTAGTGGCAAACACAGAACTTCTGGTGGAACAGGTACATCAATGTCAGACTATGGCATAGGTGGAACAAGAGGCTCATCTAACTATGGTTATGGAACATACACAGAAGATTTAAACAAACTTACTAAAGCTCAAAGGCAAGCACAAGTAGATGAACTAAAAGCTGCAAGAACAAAAGCACTTGCTAACCTAGATGCACAAGAGCAAAATATTAAGCCATACTATCAAACTGCGAGAAACCAAACATCAGCCGCTTCACAGCAAGGTGCGAGAAACTTTGCAGAGTATTTAGCAAATAGGGGCTTAACAAATAGTGGAGCAGCCGCACAGGCAGAAATAAATAGACAGTCATCACTAATGAATAACCTAGGCAATATAAACACAGCAGAAGCAAACGCATATAGAGACATAGCAAATCAAAGGGCTGCGATAGAAAACAACTATGTCAGCAGCCTTGCGAATGCTAACAATGCTCTAACAAACAACTATTACAACAACCTACTAAACTATAACGAGCAACAAAGACAATACATTAACAACTTGCAACAACAAGCTCTAGGACAATATGCAGGCGATTACCAGGCATACATGAACACACTAGATCCAAATAGTGTAGAGTATTTACAAGCGGCTGCTGCTAGAGGAAACAAGGTAGCAAACTCTTACAACAATGCTTATACATACAACAATGCTATCAATAACATAAAGAGTGGAAACTGGAGCTATAACGATTTAGTTGCAGCAGGCATGACTAACGAGCAAGCACAAAAGCTATATACTGACACAGTAGCAGCAACAGAGGCACAAAACGCAGCAACTGCTGAGCAACTTGCATACGATAGAGGCCAACAAGCACTAGACAATGAGATAGCACTAGCAAAATTAGCAAACGCAACAGCAGAAACACAATATGCAATAAACAAGCCTTACAACTCAACGGTTTATCACGTAAGCAATAATAACAACAATAACGCCAATACGCCAAAACAATTAACTCTAAAAGATACACAAAGCATATTGAAAGATATGACACCAGAAGATAGAAGAAGGACAGTAGATTATTGGTACAACACAAACCAAATCTCAGATGAATTATTTGATTACTACCAAGTATAGGAGGTGCAAAAATGACAAAAGCAGAAGAACGTAGAGCTTATTTGCAAGCTCAATCTGCTACACAACCTCAAATTAACATACAACCGACACAAACTATGACAAGAGCAGACCAAAGAAGATTAGAACTTCAACAAGCACAACAACCAGCAGCACAACCAGTTGTACAACAACCTACACCACAAGTAACACAACCTGTGCAACCTACTCCAGTTGTTACACAACCACAAGTGGTACAAGCACCAGTACAGCAAGCTGCACCAGTAGTGCAACAAACAACATCTATGGCAGACAAGCTAAGGTCAGGTGCAAGGCTAACACCAGAAGAAACAATACAAGCAGCAGTTGAAATGGGAAAAATAAGCCCAGAAGAAGGACAAAAAAGACTAAATGTTGTTTCAAAAGCACCATTAGACCAAGCAATAATACAAACACAAACGGAAATAAAAGATGATATAGCAGAAAATAATTTGCTTGGAAAAGTTAATTCAAAAAAATACTTTGAGTACCAAAACAAGCTAGAAAAAGCTAAGGAAGATGGCAACATTGTCAAAGAAACAGCTTATCAAAACTTGCTTGACAAAATGGATGAAACGTACAAACCAATGACAAAAGACTGGTACAATATAAAAAAGCCAAACACAGACCAATTAAAAAGTAGTTTAGAAAATTCAATATCTAGTGTGAAGTGGATGGAAAAAAAGCTACTAGATTCTCAAACAGCCGATGAACAAAACAAAAATATAAAATTATATGAGCAAGCATATGACTATTACAACAAAGCACTAAAAGAATACCAAGATGCACTACTATATGAGAGATACAATAGAAATCCAATTTTAGCAGAACTAGACATACTAGGGTACACAGGTGCAAACTCTATGGCAAACATAATAGAAGGCACAGGAAGAGACATTAAAAATTCACATGAAAGTTTATATGGCTATGGCTATGACAATATTAATGCAGAAGAACTTATAAAACAAAATGAGATATCAAAAACAGCTCAAGATGAAAAAAGCCGAATAATGCAAGGCATAAATCCTAGTATAAATGCATTGCGACAACAAGCCAATAAGAAAGATGCTAATGATGAAATTAAGAATCTATATCAGCAAATAATGACTGGAACGTTTAATGGAACAGCAAAAGACATCCAGACTATTTTAGATAATGCTAAAGACAGAAGCTCTACGTTCCAAGCAAGAGAAAATGTTGAGAGAAAATTGCAACACAAAAAGGAAAAGTTTGACTGGGAATATGAGCCAAGTGATATAACTAAAGAACTATTAGGTGGTTTAGAGCAAGTTGCTGCAATGATTCCAACTCAAGCAGCCACTATGATAAATCCAACACTTGGCGATGTAGCAATATATCAAAGAACAGGAAACCCAGCATACAACAAAGCAAGAGCAGAAGGAGCAACATCAAGCCAAGCAGAGGCAAATAAAACGTTAAAAGGGTCATTGGAAGCAGCCCTAGAACACTTTATGACATCTTCAATCGATAAAGCAGTAGGCAGAACTGGACTAATAGCACCGTCAGAGTGGGCTGAACACATTGCTAATCCATGGCTAAGAACAGGAACTGCTGCTGCGGTAGACATGGTAAGTGAGGGTGTAGAAGAGATACCATCAGCAGTACTAGATCCAATAATTGATAGAATTACTTACAACCCTGATGCACCGCTAGCAACAGCAGAAGATATATGGGGAGCATTTACTGAAAGTATGTTACCAACAGCGATTATGTTAGGCGTTGGCGGTACAATCCAAGCAGTTGAGACTTATGCCAACAATGCTACAAACAAAGTCAACAATTCACCTTTATCAGAACTGAAAAAGGCTGAACTAATAAATCAAATAGAAAATGGCAAAAAAGAATTACTAAAACAAATTAATGCAAGAGCAAATGAAATAAATCAAAATAGCTTAAATGAAACTACTAATAACCAGATAGCAAAAGATGCTGGAGCGTTAAACTTGCAACCTACACAAAATATGCAGACCACTTCGCAGAACGTTCTAAACAACAATAACATTTCTTTAGCTGCCAAAGTAACAGAACTAAACAAACAAGGCTACAACATACCAAAATCAACTGCTGATATACTACAAACAATACAAAACCAAAGAGGCGTAACAATCAACTTTGATGCAAACGTAAAAGGCAATGGGGCGTATAACGAAGCAACAAGAACAATAACATTAAACCCAAATTCAAATAGAGCAATAGAGTTTACAACCGTACACGAGCTTGCACATGATTTAAAAGCAGGAAATATGGAAGATTACACTTCTTTACAGAATACAGTATTAGATTATGCAAGAAAAAACCCAAACTTCTTAAATGCAATAGAATCGCTAGACCAAACATACAAAAATGAAATAGGCAAAGGAAACTACAACATAAACGATGAAGCAACAAACGATATTCTTGCAGAAGCAATAGGCAATCAAGAATTTCTAAACAGTTTAGCACAAGAAAAACCTAACCTATTCCAAAGAATATACAACTGGTTTAAGAATGTATTGTTTGATGGTAACAAGTCAGGGCTAACATTAGAACAGCGTAGAACATTGAATAAGATGGAACAAGGCTTTAGAAATGCTTATCAAAAGGCTTTTAATGGAGTACAACAAGAAGGCATACAATCTGTAAACAATGTCAAAAACTCTCTATCAGAAGCGGAGGAAACAGCACCAACGCAAGATAATCAAGGCAGACAACTAAGCGAAGGACAACAGAGCTACTTTAGGGATAGCAAGATTAAAGATGTTGATGGGAAATTGCTTGCAATGTATCATGGTACCAATGGTGATTTTTATACATTTGATTTAGGCAAAATTGGCAATAACACTAAAAATGCTGGAAATTTTGGAGATGGTTTTTATTTTACATATAGTAAAGACAGAGCCAAAGATTATGGCAAAAATGTAAAAGAAACATACCTAAACATAAAAAACCCTTTTTCTTATGATTCTTTGTATTATTTACCTAATGGCACAGAAAGTTATAGCGACTATACTGTGATTACAAATTTGGTAAATATGAATAATGAGTGGGGAAAAATTCCAATCAAATTTGCAAGTAAATATACATGGCAAGATATAGCAGATACAGTAAACGAGATGTCTAATGAAAATGCAAGTGATTCACAAATTGATAATGCTTTGTATGAAAAATATGGAGACATTGCAGAACAAGGCTTAGCAGATAGAATTTATACTTATGCTAAGCAAGAAGGTTATAAAACATTAAGAGAAACACTAGCTGAAAAAGGTTATGATGGTATTATCGATGGCAAAAACGCACAAGACAGTTCGCAAATAGTAGCATTTAACTCTAACCAAATTAAAAACGTAGATAACACCACACCAACAAGCAACCCTGATATAAGATACTCACTATCAGAAGCGGAAACAGATGATAGGACTCTTGCAGCAACACACAATTTAACAAGAGATAAATTAAAGGGAATACTTGAACTTGGCGGATTCCCTGTACCTAGTATTGCTATAAGTGATGTCAACAAGTTAACTCCAACACAATTTGGGGATATAACAGTATTGTTTGATAAAGATACAATAAATCCTGAAAATCCAGCTAATGAGGTTTACGATAGGGATGTTTGGTCGCCTACGTTCCCACAGGTAGACTATGATATCAATAATGCAGATATTAAAAAATATATTACAAATGGATTGGACATTGACTATAAAGACGATATTGCTTCTAAAGCTGTAACAAACTATTTATATGCTGAAAATCTTGGCGATAAATTGATGAGACGAGGGAAAGAAACTTTACTACAAGAAATAAAAAATGCACCAGAAATGAAATATCTATACAAGACAGCAGTTGAAAAAGCAGACTATACACCACTTACTAAATCAAAGCAATATAGTTGGGATTATCCAAATAGTACATTACAAAGATTTATAGACACTTTTAACCAAAACCATGATATGAGCTTATCAGATTTCTTTTATCATTACATAAATTATGGCGATATGCAAATGACAAAAGAACAGCAAGATGAGATAAACAAAGAAATACAAGAAACAATTAGACCAGATTTAATAAAAAAATATGAAGATGTTTTAAGCAAGAGTGAGCTTGAGAAAAACAAAGGATTTATTGAAGAAAACATACAAAAAAGGTTGGATAATGTCATTAATGTTTACGGCAAGTATTATGATTTTCTAAAGGATGCTGCAGAACTAGATGCTAATGGTGAAGGAACAACCACAGATGTTGATGCAACACTAAATGATATAATTAAACATACAGATACTGAAAAATATGAAAAATGGGTTGACGATACTTTTGGCAAGATGTTTGACAAAGCTAAAAAAGGAATAAGAAATGACAAAGATACATTTACCGCATCTGGAAACAGAAGAAGCTTTGACAAGCTTCACACAGAATACACGTTAAATAATATTGTAAACATTATGACTAAAGGCAAAACTCAAGGCGGAGAAGATACATTTTTGGCTGGTGGGTATGGCAAAACCGCTGCTCAGTTGGCTAAACAGTTTAATAACATAGAAGATATAAGAAGCAGCAAATCAAAGCTAACATCTACACAAGAAGCGGCACAAGCAACTGAAGAACTTAAAAATAAGTCATTTGAAGATTTTACGGAATTGGCACAAATTGAATCATACAAAAGTGCTTCACACTTCTCTTATGACAATGCTATGGAAGCTATTGAATACTTTGCAGGGAAATATAAAAACAATTTGTCTTTAGCAAACTTTAAAAAAGTTCTTAAAAAATTCGGTATAGAGTATGGCAAGCAATATACTGTAGATGGCATAACTTATAAGACAGATGATAATTTGTTAAATAGGATAATAGGTGACCTAGAAGCAATGAAAGACATACCAACAGATTACTTTGAAGCAAAGCCACAAAGAGCAGTTGGGCTAGATGAAGTAGCATCTGTTTTAATACCAAACGATTTGCCAGAAGAACAAAAACAAGCTCTCGCAGATAGAGGCATAAGATACATTGAATATAATCCAGAAGTTGAGGGAGATAGAGAAGCAAAGTACAGAGAGGCTGCTCAAGATGTTTTATTCTCTAAATCAAACAATACATGGCAACAATTCCTAGACAACACCTATGGCAAATGGA